TTGTGTATTCAATTCATCTGCCATTTCTTCACGAATTTCTTGTTGTTTAGAATATGACAATTCACCATCTTGGTTGTTTTTGTCAATATTAATTGGAACCACAAAGAAATTTTGGTTGATGTAATTTAAAAGGGTGTTTACTCTTTTGATAGCTTGCAATTTATCAGCATCTGATAAATTTTCACCTGCAGTATCATAATCTACTTGAACATTCCCAATTTTTGCACGTGCTTGACCTTGTGCTTGTGGAATGTCAATTGAACTTGCGCTTGATGCTGGATCTACTTTTGAACGCTTGTAAAATGCGTTATCTGGGAAAAGATTTTTCTGTAAATCTCTACTAAATATTTTAACTCTTACTTCTGCCATTGTACTAGATTTTAGTTTGTTTTATTTTTTTAGTTTAAATCGAAATCAGTTGTTGAATTCAAATAAGCATCTTCCATCTTTTTGAATTTTACAGGACTTTCTTTTTCAAGATTTGCAAGTGTTCCTGCAACATGATGTCCATGATATACTTTTGCAAGTTCTTCTAACTTATCACCTGAATTTGTTCCACCGTTCTTTATTTCCTTTGTAACATCAACAAAAGTCACTCCAAGCGATTCAGTCATAGTTTTAAAACCATCAAAATTTTCTTTTGCTTGATTTACTAATACTTCACGTTTTTCTTTTTCAAATTTACCTGCATTGATTAAAGAGTCAACATATGCTTCTGCTGTTGCATCTGCAACTTCTGTTGCAGCGTTTACAAGAACTTCATTTTCACCTTTTAATTTGGTTACTTTTGCAGTTTCTGTTTCAAGTAATCCTTCTTGATCCTTCACTTTGTTTTGCAAAGCCATGATTGCTTTTACTGCTGAATTTTCTGCAGCATCTTCACTTAAATTAAGAATTTTGTTAATTTCTTTCATTGTTTTAGATTTTGATTCTACTTTTATATTTGAACATGCAGCCATTAATTCAATAGCTGTTTTATTTTGAATATCAACACTTTCATTTGATAATCTTAGTACTTTATCAACCATTCCAAAGGATTTCATTTCAGATGAAGTTAATCTTTTACCTTCCTTCATTGCTTTTTTTACATCTGTTTTGCTTTTCCCTGTACTTGAAACCATTAAATTAACTAATGAATCAAGCATGTTTAATGCTTCTGTTTTAAGTGGTCCATCTTCCATTTCTTTAATGGTGATTGATTTACCTTCTTTTGTTCTTGCTAATGGTTCATGAACGGTTCCAGAACCAAAATTTGCAATAGTTCTTTTCCCTCGATCACCAAATGCAGAAATCATCCCTGCCATTGAATCAGCAATTCCAATAATATGTGTTTCAATTGATACACCATTCATTCTGACAATATTCATTGAATTGATTACTGACATTCCTTTAATGATATTTCCACCAATACTATTGATGTGCATTTTAATTGTTTTAAAGCCTATTTCAGAAAGGAAAACCATTTCACGTGCAAATTCATCACCATTAATCATGTCTTGCCTTCTTTCGCTTCCAATTTCACCAAATAATAACATATTTGCAACCTTTTCAGATTCATCTATGTTTTCAATATAGTTCAATTCACGGTTTTTGTACTCCATATTTCAAATATATTAATTTATTATCATTTAAAAAAAAATAAAATCAATCTTTACAGTAATCATTCCATATCGTTTTTTCAGATAAGAACAATCTTTCAGAACACTTTTTAACTGCAATAGTCGTTTTCCCTTTGTGGTTGTTAACAAACTGCTTCACAAAGTCTGAACGCTTCTGTATTTTGCTTTTATTCTTATTCACCTATATTTATTGTTAGTCCTGGTAAAGGTTTTATTTCATTAGGTATTATCAATTCAGGTTCAACTTCAAAATCAACAGGTTGTGCATCGGTTAAACTTCCATCATCAATTCCTGATTTTCCACACTCTAAAACATTCACTTCATAAACAACTGGCCAATCTCGCCAAACCTTATGTCTTAAAATCGTATCATCTGCAATTCTTTGTATTTTCCCCTCAATGAAATCAAGTTCAGGGTTTAAAATCGTTTGAAAATGGATTGCTTCATAAATGAGTTGTTCGATATCATAGTGATCCAATTCATCTTTTTCTTCTGTTTGTGTTTTTTTAATAACAATATGAAGTGTGAATTGAAGTTTCCCTTTTTGATTTGGAAGAACATCATCATAATTATCTGTGCTTCCAACAGTTGATGTGTCCCATAATCCTGCAGTCCATTCAAAGAAAACTGCAGGTGCAGGAAATGAATCAACTTCACCATCACGTTCAACAGTATCATTCCAAATATCAAAGTGTTTAATTTCTGGAATTAAAGCAATTAATCCTTTTACTAATAAATAAACTTCCTTTTTTGCACTCATATCCCAAAGATATTATTTAATTCACTTTCAATCTTATTTTCAATTTTCTTTTCTAAAATTCTACTATCACCAATAAATTCACGTTTTGGCATTCTTGGTGTTCCTTCATTTATATAACCTGCATATGGAATTGAACTTGTACCAACTGTTATATTATTAAATGAAATCTTCTTTTTCTTTACATCGGCCCTCATTTTACCTGAACGAACTAACAATGCCCTTCCAGTACTTCTTTTCCTTTCCCTTGCAGACCTTGAAGTCTTTCTTGGTTTCCAACCACCAATTGATGCATCTGTTGAACCACCACCCCTTCTGAATCCATCTAAAAAATGCCTTTGTATAATATTGGCAAGTCTTAAAGGAATTTTTCTTTTCGACAAAACATATCTATTTTTTACCTGTTTAAATATGTTGTGCCCTTTGACCTTTTTAATTCCCATTATGTAATTTCAAAGTCTTTAATGTCAAAAGGAAGGTCTGATTCCATTTTAAAATTAAGGACCACATTTCCTTTTCCTGTTCCTGGATCAAGTGAAAAATCATTTATAACAACATCATCAATATCAAATATACTATTCAAAATCTTTGAAACAACAGGAATTGATTCTGGAACATCTTTCAATTCTTTAAATAATTGCAATTGTGTTGCAGGAAAAATGTTTTGAATCTCATTTATATTTGCTTGAAGTGTTATTTGATAATCACCATCATTATTGTATTCTTTAACTGTTCCACTCCTGCCTGAAATAGCTGTTTTAACAATGTTTTTTTCTTGGCTAATTATAAACCTTACTGATTGCAATTTCACTTCATCATAATCAACAACAACTGTTTTAAGTGATTTATAGGAACCTGCAGGAAATGTGATGTCATCAAATAAGAGTGTTCCAAGTTGGGAAACACCAATTGAATCTTCAAATTGAAGATCATCAAATGATTTTGGAATCTGTCCTTCTAAGCTGATAAATGTCATTTAATAAGGTCTTTTATTTGTTCATCTGTTGGTGTTTTAAAACCAAAGTTTCTTAATTGTTCACTTTTAAATTCCTTTGGAACATCATAATATGGATGCTTTTTCGGAAATATCAATCCATTTTTTCCAACGTTAGTTCCAAAGATAGGATTGTCATTTTTTGGAAGTGTTCCTTTTGTCACTGTTGCACTTTCTAATTGTATGACTATACAACGACAATTCCAGTCATTTGGTGGAAACCAAGTGTCCCAAAATGGATCATCAACACGTTTTATTACACCATCCTGTTCTTTGTGGTCCGGTCTAACCCTTGAATCTTTAACTGTTGAATACTGTAGATATGGAAAAACATCTTCATCTTCTTTTACATCTTGCCAATTTGCAACACTTTCTGATTGCCTGAATGCAGCTTGATTTTCAGTTTCTAACCAATGCTTATTGTATCGGTCATCTATTTTGATACCAATCCTTTTGAATTCATTAAATGGAAGAACTTCACCACCTACTAAAACATTTGATGATAGTTCCAATACTTCCTGAAAAGTTTTTGATCCTGAAAATATGGAAAGATTGTTTTTCATTTGTGTGGACCTTCTGAAACCAAATGTTCCTTTTTCAAAATCAATTGGAAGTCCAAATGTTTTTGCAACAATAGATGATAATGAAAAGAACGTAAATTCAAAAAGGTTTGTTGGTAAAACAAAAGGTGAAATTTCCCCTGCATATACACCTTTAATCAATTTACTTTGATTCTTGTATATAGGTGTTGGAATTTCTTTTTCTCTTTGCCCTATGTTTGCCAATTCACACATTTATGTTAAATCTAAAGGTATAATAGTGATTGCAATATTTACAAATTCATTTGCTCCTTGTCCTGATATTGAAAATTGAAATGATGTTGCTTGATGATTGTATGTTACATAAGAAATATCATTATCATCTAATGGCGCAACACCTGCTGATAAACCACCAACTAAAACTTGATAATTAGAAGTTCCTATTGATGGGAAGCTAACAGAAATGACTTCCTGTGAAGATCCATCAAGTACTTTTTGAGCACTTGTAATTCCACCAAATACAGTGTATAATGTACTTACAGGTGCAAATCCAACTAAACCAATGTTAAACTGTCCTTGCAATAATGAAGTAAGAAATGATTCTTTGTTTTTAATGTAGTCTGGTTGTGTATTGTCTGCTTGTGTCCAATCTGATTGAATTTGAATAAGGCCCTTCATAACATCTAGCATTGTATCACCAACAACACTTATTGTTGTAATTACTAGAACATTTACAGGAACTGCACGGTTTTTTTCATAAACATTATGTGTTGTAGCATCGCGATAATTACGGTCCCATTCAGCTATGTTATTAACTGTAACTTTTTCAAACTGATATAAATCACTTGCAACTGTTTTTGGAACAACTCCTGCATCAACTTTAAGCATTTCACCATTCAGAAAAACATATCCATCTAAAACAGTTACATCAACACCTGGATCAATAACTGCACCAACTCCTGAAATTATCATATCTGCACCACTTCCAATTCCTGCATTAATTCCATGTAATGCTGCTTGATTTGATTTTGGCATTAAATCAATTTCATCATTTGTGATTTCTATTTCACCACCTGCAAAGTTTTTTCTTACATCCATTTTTTAAGGTCTTTCAATTAAATATTCTTGTGGTGCAATTACATAAATATCAAGTAATGCACGGATTAATTCATTTGATTCAGAAACATCAACCGGAACATTCACAATAAATGATTTTCCTGCAATGCTTCCTGGATCATCAATTTCATCATTGTTAAATAATGTTATTGGTATTGGATTTAACTCACTATTGTTAAATAACTCAATTGGTGTTGGATCAACTTCATCATTATTGTAAATATCAAGTCCTTCAACAAAATTATTATCTAAACAACTAAGTGTAATTCTTCTTAATGTATTATCATAGTTATCATTCAGCAATTCAATTAAAGCCTTTCTTTGGCCTGTATAATTCAATCTTGTTGTTATAAATGAACAGAAATCAACCATTGATTGATTCAGTGGTTTAAATTGACTGAACAATGTCCATACATAATTTAAGAACACCACTTTTTCTTGTTGTGTTCCAATTGTAAAGGACCAAAAATAAGGAAGTATTTTCTGAACTTGTTGTTCAAAGTCTATTCCATATTTGGCTTGACATTCTGTTTCAATCGGTGTTGCCATATTTTACACTTTTTGCATCAAAGGTTTTTCTGCTATTTTAATAGCTATATCAACATCATAAGATACACCATCCACTTCTGTTTGAAATTTAACTGTTGCACCTTCTCTTTTTGCATCTGAAACGGTGGTTACCATTACTATTGCAGCTTGAATAAGTACTTCATCAACTGTGATGTTTCTCTTTTCTAATTTTGTTTTTCGTTTTGATTGATTTTTTTTACTCATGATTGATTATTTTTATTGATAATATGTTAATGTATCATTTAATGTTTCACCACCTGTTGTTGATACTGTGATATACCCTGCTTGTGCTGAATATTCTTCATTTGCATTATCAAGTACTGCTGTATAAACACCATCGAATGGTTTCATTTGAATATCTTCTGCAACTGCATTTAAAACACCTGAAACTGACTGAATGGCATCTGTTAATTTAATAGTCTTGAATATTGAACTGAAATTTTCAGCTTGGAATGTTTCCAGAAATGTATTTATGGCATCTTGAACAGGAAATGTTCCTGGATTCAAAAGGCTTTCACCATTAGAAGGATCAATCACTGTTGCATTCACTCCAATTCTATAATCAATAATTGCCTTGTCTGATTCTTGACTTACAAATGCTAATGGTGTACATGCAAATTTCTTTTGGCTCCAATACTCTTTAAATGAAGTCATTTCAGTAGGTGTTAAAGCAATGGCATTTCCTGCAACATCATGTTTTGCTACTTTGATGACTAAGAAACCATTTTCTTTGTCTGCAGATGCTAACACAACTATTTTCAATTCATCATCTTCAACTGCATACACAACATTTCCATCAATGAATTCTAATGTATCACCATTTTGGAATTCAAGACTTTCTGCAGCATACCATCTTGCAGTTCCTGTTGGAATCTCTAATGCACGAACTTCAACTTCATTCTGAAATTCTGCCATTGATATTTCATTCAAATTTGATGCTACTGCAAAAGAAAATATTAGATTTCGCCAAATAGCAACCTGACTTGTTGAATCCAAACCATCCAATGGTGATCTTGATTCCTTATCAAGCAACATTGCATCTTCAATTTCTTTTATTGTTCTTGGAATTATAGCCATGATTTATTTTCTTTTATACATGTTTGATAATTTATCCAACCAATTCGACTTGTTTTGTAAATCAACATCTGTTTGTGTTGGTAACTGAATCACTTTTTCTTCAACCGGAATTCCTGTTTGTTCTGTGATGAAATCTTTTGGAATATCATGTGTACTTGAAATAATTGCAATGATTTCTGCCCACTCTTTTTTGGTTAATTTCTCAATGTGTTCATAATGGAATTTATCATTAGTAGTTATTGGAAAACCTACTTTTGCCATTTTAGGAATCAATTCATCATTCACAAAGTTTTCAACAAATCTACTATAACCAACGATAAAAGCATTTGTATTTTTTAGATGTGTTTCAGATTGACTTCTTGAAGATCCTTCATCTACAACCATTGTTGAACCAATCAAAGCCTTTGAAATCTGTTTATCTGCAGCTTCAATAAAATCTTCAAATGTTTTATATCCTGCACCTGTTGATGGTGTAATGAATTCAATTTCATCTTCTAAATCAATGACTGCATAAGCTGCTGTTGTCATTGCTTCCATTGCGTTAATTGCGTTTTGCCTTCTTACATTGTCTTTTATGTTTGTTTTGGTAACTCTAAAAGGATGACCAAATAACTCATTAAAAATAGCCCAAAATTGAGTAACTTCACGCTTTAGAATGAACCACTTCGCAACTTTATTATATTTTCCTAGTTGATATTGATCACCAAACATTCTTGGATATACAAGTGTTGTCCAAGTTGAATAAGGTTCATCTTCAAATGAAATATTTGCTTCATTATTATTTTGGTCTGTTGCAACACCATTTTGTTCTGGTCTTATATTGTAACGTGAAATTGACTTAATAAATTTATACTTGTCATCAACTACTGGACCATATTGAATGCCTGAAAACCCCCATAAAATGGATTCAACAGTTAAAACCAACCATGTTTGGAACCATGATGTCTTGAATAATTCAGTTAATTCTTCTTTTGCTTCTTTATTTTCATTCTTAACCACAAAATCCATTGATGAAATTCCAAGATAAATTGTTTCTGCCACTGATGTAACATGTGTATCAATTTCTATGGTTTCAAATATTTCAAGTAATTCTTGTCTGTCTGGATCATTAACATCTTTTGCAAACTCATATGCTTCTTGCCATTCTCGTAATGATGCACGTACAACATTGGATGATTGCTTTTCAAGTTGATCAAATACATCAGCATTCTTTGGAAGTGGCTTATCAGCGTTTACAATCGTTTCTACTATGTTTTTAACTGCAGTGTTCTTTTCCATTATATAGATGTGTTTTTAGCAACTGAATCTGTTGCATTTCCAAAGGCAAATGAATTTCCACTTTTATCTGTTCCATCTTCAACTGCTGCCAATAGGTCCAGATTGATTTGAACAGTTCCTTTTCTAATATCTTTTAGATAACCAATTTTTCCTGCTCTTTGTTGTTGATCACCACCATCATACAACACTTGAATCCAATTTGGTATTTCACTTCCATTTATTCTTGAATAAATGATATACATCACTAAAACAACAATCACTTCAACCATTGCAGGATTTCTTGAATCTGCTTTGGTCCAAAAATCTGTGTCTGTTAATGCAGTTAACGCAGGAACATCTTGAATTGCAAAATATAAGTCTGTTCCATTAATAACACGTGCATCTTTTAGATAGGCATCTGCAAGAACATGTGTTTCTATTGGTGCAAATTCTTTGTCTGTATCATAGCGAAATCTTAAATAAGAAGATGCAACTTCAATTGCTGATGAAAGTTGTTCTTCCCAAACTGTTTCATCTGAATCAGTTACACCATCAAGATTTCCAATTGTTATAATCCTTTTGAAGTCTGTTTTTAGTAAGTAGAAGCCCATAACACAAATATAATAAAAAAAACCGTATAATGATACACGGTTTTTTTATTTTCTGTTGTAAAGAATATAATTTGCGTTAAGCAATGCTAATATAGTAAATATTAATTAAACTCCACCACGTATGCGTTTATTTTTTCTTGAAACATATGACCTACTTAAATCATTTCCTTTATTTACAAAGTTCATATATTCATCATAAAAGCATTTTATTATGAAATATCTTAGATCATCAGTGAAATGTCCATGTTCTTCAAATGATATTCCTTCAAGGTTTGTAACACGTTTTTTTAGCATCCCACCATCTTTGTCTTTTTTAGTTTGAATATAATCATTTTGAGATTTAATACAATTAATATCAACCATAAATTCAACACCTGGAATTACACCACGTAAAATTGCATTCACAAATTCACCTGTCATTGCAACTGATGGTGCTTTTCTGAACATTCTTTCTTCTATTGTGCACACTTTCTTAATTTGTGATAAATACTTCTGCAGGAATGTTTTTTTATCATCATCAATTGTGTTTCTTGCCTTTGTTGTTGGATCACCATATACAAAAACAGTCTGAACATTTCCAGTTGATTTTATATAATCTGCTACTTTTTGACCTGCTT